TTTCTGTCAACACGACTTTTGTAATGCCTGTCTGTACGGTTGCCTTTGTTTGTTCTAATTTTAACTCGCTCTCCGTGCCTGCTCCGTTTTTGACCGTTGTCACTAAGCCTTGTTTAAACTCAGCGAAGAGAGCAGTTGTACGGCTGTCTTTTACCCATTCTTCTAAGCCGTTATCCCACATAATACTTTGACCCCCCAAAGGGTTGTCTACGTTAACATCGTCTAAGTCGCCAAGCGTTTCCGCGCCGCCCGTGTTTAGCGTAACAGAATTGTCGCCGTTATCAGTCAACGTGCCATTCGTGACCTTTAGATACCGCACGTATGAAACGTCAGTGCCTAAATCTAATGTGCTGACTCTTAACTTTTGACTTACGCTTGGAACAAGTCCTTGGTCGTCGCTAGGCACGTACGTAGTAGATGTGCCGTCATCGTTGTAAGTGTTGTATTGACTTGTGGCAAAAATCGGATTGCCAGAAACAAATCCAGCAACCGTAGCTAAAACTTCGGTTTGACCTGTCTCTACAAACTTGACAATGTACTGACCTTCAGGATACGTAGTAGCTGTAAACGCAAATTTACTAGCGCGTAGGGTACTAGAAACTGGTGTAAGAGTAGTAGTAAACTCCTCTTCGGTCATTTGAAAGGTAAAAGTGACATCTACAGACGTCACAATTTTACCCAGCATTACATAGAACTCGCGTTCCTCAAAATTGGCTAGTTGAATCATCCCTTATTTATATAAGTCTTTCTGCAAAGGCACGTTAAAAGCAATCTTTCCATCAATTACTACACCGACGCCCAGCGCAGGTTTTTTGTAGTTTTTTGCATACGCCATAGCATAGGATGTTTCATCAATTCCACATCCCGTCTGCATACCAAAAATACGGTCTTTTCCTGTCAAATGCACGACTTCCATCTCAGTGTGTCGGTGACCCTGTACCGTGCTTTGCATATCGTTTTTTGCTCGTGTTTTGGCTGTTGCTCCCTCACCGTGAATAAACTGTACACCGTCGTATTCGATGCGATGTGTCCAGTTCCAATTTGTGCCTAGCACCTCGTTAAAACTTTTTATCCAAACTTTCGGTATGGCACTGCTAAACGCTTTGCGTAAAACTATCCTGTCGTGATTACCTATGACTACATCAGCCACAGGAAAAGCTGCATTCCACCTTTTAAGGCTGTCTATTGCCATATCTAACTCCGTCCTAGGGCTAACCCCGTCTGGGTCGGTTTCATGGCGGCTAGAAGCATGAGAATCGATTAGGTCGCCAATAAAAATAACTTGGTTACACGCGTAGTTTTCATACGTCTCTACGCAGTGGTCAAAATACTTAGGATGCTCAAATGGACAATGCAAGTCGCCAATGACTAAAATGCGCCTGTGATTTTGACGCAAATGTTTTAACGCCTTCTTGTATTTAGGTTGCAGTCGTGGACGGTAACTCATACTTACTAAAATAAAAAAGGGGACAGCGTAAACCGTCCCCTTTCCTTTATTGCATATTAATCTTAGTCAATGTCAATTGTGACACCAGTGACCATCGTATTCGCGTTGTCAAACGGGAAGGCAGTGGCCGTAGGGTCAGACGGCTCTGGCAAAAACCATACAGGATACAATTCGCGTCCACTAAAATCTAGTTGGAAACCGTTCATATCACCGAAACTCGTACCTGTCGTCAAGTTACCACCGCTAATATCCAAACCGTTTTCTGCACCCAAAACGTAAACTTGGTCGTTGTTGTCGAGAACGTACGCGTTCAATCGACCTTTTGCCAGTTCTACAATTTTGTTGCTGTCAACAGCCTTCAATTTGTGGAACATCAAACTTAACGTCTGCTCGTAAAAAACAGTGCCGTTGTTTGTGTCCGCTTGGATATTAATGGTCATGCTCGACAACTCAGGACGCAACTCATATTTATAGACTTGGTACGTGCCAGTTTCAGAACCGTCATCAGCGTGAAGGTCTTCAATCACGCCTGTAGATTCTGTAGCTGTAGCAACAGTAGTCAAGTCCATAAAACTGTCTGCGAAGTACACGGCTTTTAGACCGCCTACTACGTCAGCGCATTCAATGCTGCGTCCTGCTAGTGTTCCGCAGTTCAAAGGCATATTACAGGATAGTTGTCAATGCACCTACAACAACCTCTGTCAAACGACCAGCCTGTGTACCCAAACCAAACTGCATAACAACCTTAATGTTGTCAGAACCGTCGTACTGGTACGCTGGGATGATAGCAGCATTAGTGTAGTCGGTGCGCAGGTTAGAACCTACGTACAAATTAGCCTCCTGTGCCATTACGATACAGTCGTCAGGCATACCGCCAGAAACGTGAATGGGGATACCCATAAATCCGATGCCAACAAAACCTTGAGCAGTTGCTTGATTGTTGATACCTTGTCCAGCCAATGATGCACTTTCTGCACCCAAACCAGCTAATTGCTGACAGTACAAAGCGTATGTCTTTGGTGAGACAAAGAACGCTGTGTCAGGCTTAGTCAAAACGGCTGGAGTAGTTTCAGCCATCTTAGTGTAAACCAAGTTGAACTGTGCAATTGCGTTTGCGTTGGTAATAGCAGCAATAACTTGCTCGGTAGCACCTTGCAATCGTCCGTTTGCCCAACCAGCTGAGTCAAACGCACCGTCGTCAGACAGGAAACCAGTAGTGTTACCACCGACCCAAATGTTATTTTCTACACCTTCAGCAACTTTAGCTGCCACAGTAGCAAAAACAAAGTTTCGGAAGGAGTCGTTAGACCAATCCATAGACTGACGTGCGCCAGTCATGCCCTGCCATGTAGGAAGGATAGAACCACGGCAAAGTGTCTCGTTTACTTTGAGGTCAGTCAAAGTCAAGACACGCTCGTCAACAGTTACGCTGTTACCATCAGCGAAATCACAACCCGCTGCTTGAATAACGTCGTCGGCTACGTATGCGCCAGAAACGACGGCTTTGTTTTGGATGCCGTCCAACTGTGTTACCCAGTTGTTGGCTACTGTGTCAGCACCGTGAATAGCTGGTGCTACGTAAAAATCAGCATCTTCCCCTGCATAAGTAGTGTTTGGGGTTACCGCTGGATTTGCAAACGCTCGGTGGCGTCGCGAAAAACGATTATAACTCATAATTAAATAACGTCTTTAAAGTAATTAAACACCCGACTCTTTGCCGTGCCTCCCGCTTCGATAGCTGGCTGTGCTGCCTTTGCTTCTGGTCGGTTACGCAACGGCTGGGATGCGGGTTGCTGTCCCATCTCTGAAAGTTGCTGACGCAACATTCGGTTCTCACGTGCAAGGCGTCGCATACGACGTTCTTCGCGTGACATTTCTCGGCGACCTTCTGGTCGTCGTTCCTCTGACATCTTACGTCCTCGTCGTCCGTACCCACGCTTACGACGTGCGAATTCAGCGCGACGCTGACGAGATGCTTCTACTTTGGTTTCTTCTGTTGTTTCTTGAGAAGAACCGTTCTCTACAAGTTTCATAGCCATTTCGTGTACTGCTTCTGCTTGTTCAGCCGAAAGCCCCATTTCGACTAAAATATTAATAAACTGTTCGTGTGAATCTGGGGTCGATTCCTCTTGGACTTCTTCTGCGGGAGTTTCCACCGCTTCTTCTTCAAACTTTCGTTTCATATTTATCCAATTGCTGTTACTGCTCGGTCATCTGTACCAAGAACCTTAAATTTTGATGCGCGAATAGGTGTTGTTGTGCCTGCGCCAATTACGTAATCGACTTTACTGCTTGCAAGGTCAGAAGTCTTTACGCGAATTCTTACGTTATAAGTGTAAGTCGTTGTAACCTCGCCAACCGTAATGTCTTCGGACATTGTAATCTGAATGATGTCACCTGCACGGTAATTATCGCCAGCAGTCGTAGCCGTAGCTACAGAAGGTTGAAAAACTACGCTAATGTCATCTGCTGTAAGAGTACGAGTAAACTCGCCTTCGTCTGCAGCAGTAAATGTCAACACATCGCCTACCGCATATCCTGTTCCTGCATTTACAACAACCAAATCAGAAACTGTTTGTGCAGGTGCTGTTCCGCTCACCGCAAATGTTACTTCAAAACCTGAGCCTGAACCGTCTGTTGTAGGCGTGTACGTTTGTACTCCGTCACCCAAAGGAATGCCTGAACCTGCAAAAATTACACCCGATAAACCACCTCCTAAAAATGCACCTAAGTCGCTACCTACGTCAGTCGTAGTTACGGTTATGACTGCTGCGCTTCCGTTTCCTTGAATGGTCGTTGCGTCATACGCTGTAGCTGCTTGCGCGGCCCGAAGTGTAGGCAACTCAATAATTGCATCCAAAACATCTGCGCTCGATGCAAAAGGCTGGTAAATTAAACCGTCACCTTCAGGAGTAAATTCTACAGTAATGTCTGCCGCGTTAGGATTGTGCAAAGCCATTGGAATAGGCAAAGTTTGGTCGCCATCGGTTGCCTGCAATGCTGGGTAATATTTAAATGCCATACTGTGCGTCTAATAATAGTTGTTCAAATACGTTGTAATCCAACCGAGACATATTGCTGGGTTGGTAAAATTGAAAAAGCGTCAATGCGCCTTCATAGTCCATTTCAGCTATTGAAGATTCAATGAGTTCTAGCGTGTACATAAATTTCTCGTCAAGTCCGTAGTCAATACGAAACTCTTCAATCATGTTACGCAGTTCGACGTCTTCGTCGCCAATCCAGATGTCGTACAGTCGTCCAAACATTAGCGTCGCAAGGATGATTGAAAATCAATGTTTACAGACTGTACTTCGCCTGACAAAACATCCCATACAACACTCACAAATGTGCTGTTGGTTTTTTCTTCACCAAGCAAATATTCTAATCCGTCATACGCCATGTCTTCAAAATCTGCTGGCGGAAAACCGTTCGCATCTTTGATTTCAATTTTATATTGATTGCCTCGATTAGAGACATCGCCAAGCTTACAGCCCATGCCTACTTCAAACTCGTAAGCCACTTCTTCTACTGCTTCTTTGTATGTCATCTTTCAATGTTATGCGTAATCTACTAGATACCCTGCACGAGACAGTGCTGATTCTACTTCATCTATAACCTGCATATTGGCATTCGCAAAATAAATCTCAACCTCAGTTCCACCAGCGTCTGCTACCGTAGCTACTTCTACAGGTACTCGCGGGTCAATATGCTGTTCTACAAATTCTAAAATTTCTTTGCTATACGAAGTATAACGACTAAGTGGTCGGTTGAAATAAACAATTAGTGCTAGTTCCATTATGCGTACTGTTCAATATTAAATATAAAGTCTAGCAAAGCGTCAATCCATTCTTTGTCCTCGCTAAACGCTGCTGTGTCATGCGCCTGTGAAAGCGTATCCCTTAAACCGTCAATGTCACCATCGTAGGCTTCTTTTTCAGCAATCTTAAATAACTTGTTGAGGTGACCAGTTTGATTGAGAAAGTCTAAACGAATGTTGCTGATAGCTTCAGAAAGTCCATTGCCGCCACCTCCCCACTGCTCGTACCAGTATTCAATTTCTGCGTACTTATTCATGTCCGAGTCGCTTAAAATTGTCAATACTACCAAACTCTTTTTTGACCATTTCGCGCAAAGCCAAGCGATGTTTAACCACCTCCTTTTTAAATGCTACTTGCCGAGCCATCTCTGTTTTCTCAGCTTCTTCTGCTTGTTCTTCTACCTCTTTTACCTCGCCGTCATACTCCGTCAAAACGCCGCTAAACACTTCTAATTCAACACCGCCTTCGGTAGTGTACTTGCCGTCCTTAATGTCCGTTGGGTTGCCTTCCTCGTCAATCGTCTTTACCTCTACGCCAGCAGCAAATTCTTCTGCCTCGGTAACAATCATCTGACCGTCTTCTAACTTGGCTTCCGCGTACAACTTACGCTTGCCTAAAAGCAGGTTTTTAATTTCAATAAGTGTGTCCATCATTGGATTCGTGCGCTTACTCATGTTTTCTAGTTTGTCTACAAAGTAACCCTCAATGCTAAAACCCTGCACTTCTTGTTCTTTGACAAATTTCCACATATCGTCGTTAGCTACGTGAACGCGAACCATCCACGTACCTTCAGGAACAGACAAACCGTAATGCTTTGACTTGTCCATCTCTGGATTAGTCACAAGCCACGACTCGACTACGTGCACATTGTCTACGTTTTCCTGATGCTCAAACGTGTGGTCGTTTGTGCGGTTCTGCTTCAAAAACATCTCAGCCGCCAACTTGACCGTAGACTTAGAAAAATAAACGTCGTATTCTTCGTCGCTAAACTCGTCGTAGCGCGGGATATGTTTGTCAGGAATTAGCGCTGCACCAATAAGCATACGCTGGTCTTCATCCTCGATGCTAGCCAGCGAAACCATCTCTTTCTTCTTGCCTTGCTTAGAGAAGAAAATGAAGTTACTCTCGATGGCAGGAAACTTCACAAGGCTGATAGCTTCTACCGCTACATCAGCCTCGTCTTCAATAAGTAATTCAATCAGTTTGCGTTCTGCCATATCTCTGTTGTTTAGTAACGGTTCAATGCTCGACGTGCTTCCCCAGCCGCAAGTATAAAATCTTCGCAATTTCTAAAGTCTGCGTTGTCCATATTGGGGGCGTAAATTTCCAAATAGGCATCCATCGCCTGAACCGCCTCACTAATTAGGTGTCGTACTTCTCGTGAATCCATATCTCTGTTGTTTAATTCGTAAAGTCAATGAAAATGTCACGGCTGTCAACCATGACGTGGACATCGTAGTAAGTAGCAAGCGACAAGTAATCTTGAACGCTCTCTTCTAAATCTGCGGCAAACTCATTAATTTCATTATGACCGATTACGCTTTCTTTGTACGTGTAGTCAAAAACACGAAATGACTGTATACGCCCGCGGCTGTCCATTTCTAAATTTCCACTAATTCCGTACAATTGCATTGTGTCTAAGATGATTTCTTCAATCATCCGTAGTTGTTTATCGTTGAACCTCATCTTTAGTACTCTGTGATTTTGTATTCTACACCGTCGCCGTCTACGTACCCAGTAGGAATGGATTCAAAGTCGGGGAACAAATCATCGAGCAAGTAATGCACGTCTCGACCATTGACAATAACGTAGTACGCATCGCCTTCTTCAATCGCAGAAAATACGTCGTATCCGTATGTCTGCAAAGCGTCCACTACGTCTTCTAAACTGTCTTTATATATGTACCCCATATCTCTGTTGTTTAAATGCCTGCTGTAATTGTTGCGTAATCGCGGTCGTGCTGTTTCCAATCAATTAAACGCAAGCCAACTTCTTCTAGCACTTCTGTAAAACCGTCCTCGTCGATTGATGCGCCTCGCATATCCTCAATGTCAGCCACAAAATAGTCACCGTTCGCTCGTATAAGAGTCATCTCTACTCCGTAATAATCTAATTCACGTTGTAAATCAGCGCGTTCTTGTTTTGTGTAATCCATATCTCTGTTGTTTAGTTAAAAATGATTAGCAGGTCATCACCGTCAAAAGACAAGTCGTAATCAATTCCCTCCTTCAAACTATGATAATAATCTAGGTCATCAGTGATTACGTCAATGTCTAACATATTGTAGTCTGACGCATAGTAATCAATTAATGTTACTTCATTGCCCAACACAACCGTGTCGTACCACATTTCTTTTAATAAACCAACAACGTCTTTAGCTACCATATCTCTGTTGTTTAGTCGGTGTATGAAAATCCGTATGGGTTGATTACAACGTCTTTATACGAATCAACTTCTAGCAAAATATTATACACGGCTTCAATGTCGTAAATGGCATTTGTCACTTCTCGAATATCAATGCCTAATTCTTGCGCAAAATTTGCCATACTTGTTAGCCTATAGAAAAAGCCTCTATCATACAACTCAGCAATTTTCTCCACATCAAAGGCTTGTTCAAATCGTCTTACGTAATCCATATCTCTGTTGTTTATCCGATAAATTCAATTTCTGCATCAGGTTCTTCGTACTCAAGGCTTTCTGCAACGTCGATTAAATAGTCCTCCTCGCTCGGGTCGTTAACTTCAATTTCGACAAAAGGTCGCGTATCACCTCTTGCAGCATCTACGTATCCAAGGTCGTTAATGAAAATGTCCATGTCACCTTCGCCTGCATCGTAGCTTTCAAAGAAATCCGTGACCTCGTTATACGTTAATCCTTTAATGCTGATAACCATATCTCTGTTGTTTTGTACAAATATACACAAATTGTACAGAATGACAACAGTGTACCTATTATAAAATATATCCTAGCCTACAGGTGTAACCTTTTTTCTAAACCGCTCTGTAGGTGCATCATGCCTTGCAACTGACTCTGGACTACATACGACTGGTTAACCTGTGGTAATTGTTGCTGTCGTCCGCCTGTGCCTTGTGGGACTAACGCCTGTGTCGCACCACCTCTACCACCACCGCCTTGAACTGCACCTCCCGTACTTGCGCCTGCTTGTTGCAAAATAGAACGTACCTGTGCAAACGAACTTAAAGCAATGCCTACCATTTGAGCAATTAATAATGGCGTTACGACTGGTGCTGCTGGCCCAGTATTTGCTGCCGCTTTTACTGCTGCTGCAATAGCAGATGAGACCGCCTGTGCTTGGCTCAACAATACACTCGTAACCGCAAAGGCTTTTTGTGTGTTTGTGCCGTCCTCACTTAGTCGCTCTAGTTGGGTGCTGATGTTTTCTGCTGCACGGAAACCAGCGTTACGCGCTTGGGCTTCCGCATCAATACCTTCCAGTTTTATTCGCAGTGTTTCCTTTGCCCAATATTCTTCTCTTGCAGCTTCTTCTGCTCTTAAATTGTCGAGCCATTCTGAAAACTCAAGTCGTTCCTGTTTTAAAGCATCGTTTTTTTCGCGCTCTGCACTTAACTCCGCACTTAGTTGTTCACCTAAACGGAACATATCCTGCTCAAATGCTTCTTCATCAGCCTCCTCCATTTGTTCCATCTGGAACTCCCAGTCCTTGCCGTACTTCAATCGTGCGGCTTCAAGCAATCGCAGATGGTCTTGTTTCGCTGCTTGTCGGTCTAATTCGGCAGTGGTTTGCGATTCTATTTCTAACTTTTGGCGTGTTAGTTCATTGTACCGCTCTACCAACTTATTTATTTCCGCATCCTTTTCTGCTTTCTTTTCTGCGAGTACATTTTGACGATGTTGCGCGTTGCCTAAATAATCCAGCACACCGACTGACACTTCATCTTTTTCGTTCCGTATTTCATTGATTTGATTCATCAATTTTTGTTGCTGGCTTTGAATATCCACCAACTGCGTATTACGATGAATCGCTTCGTTGAACCGCTCTAAATCCTTTGCGTTTTGCAAGTCTAAATCTCGCACCTCACGGAGTTGCGTAGCCAATCCTGCCAAAGCCTGCTCCCGAACATTTGTGGCTTCAGAAGTATCGTTGACTGTCCTAATGTATTCTGCGTTTTTCGTGTTGTAATCTTCTACCGCCTTGCTGCCCGCCTTGACTACATCGTTGTAACGCTCCTGTTCCTTTGTGACTCCGCTAATCAAACGCGTAATATCGTCCCATCGGCTGATAAGCGTTTCAAGGGCAATGATGAGCAAACCAATTCCGAGACCAGCAAACGCGCCTTTCAAGAATTTTAGACCCTTGCTCAATCGACCAACTTGACGCACGGTAGACTCAAACTTTCGAATCATCATCTGCACGTTACGTGGCAACAGACCAGAAAACAAATTAGCAAACCCACCCCAGTCTTTGCTTGCAGATTTAGCTGCGCCGCTAGACCTGCGCTTTAGCTTTTCTACTTTTTCACCAAATTCTTCAATGCTGTCACCCGCCTCTTTAGCGTCAACTTTGACTTTAGTGTTAATAGGTATTTCTTTTTCTTTAGCCATTGCGCAGAACTAATTTAATTTTTGACCACGTACTACTGTTTATGTCGTACCTGCCGTACCACTGCAACCACAGTGGGCTACCTTTATATATACGTTCGTTAGATAGCTTAATTGCTGCGCAAACGCCGCGCCCTACGTTGTTAAAGAATGTGTCCATCAAAGGAATTTAAGGGTGCTTAAAGCCGTTATCTTGACTGTTACAAACCATTGCAAATCGTGGTTATTTTGACCGCTTACTTGTAGTCTTAAAATTGCTGGTGTCGGACCGCCGCCAGATGTTGCCCATTGTAAACCGTGTACGTTGGTGTGGTCTTTTTGATGCGAAACCGTATGAAAATTGCCCACTTGTGAAACCCTTCCGTCAACTAATTTTATTGCTGTCGTTTGTTTTAGGTAATCTACGTCACCAATTGTGCCACCGCTGCCGCCGTATTGATACACAACAGCGTCTATATCTACGCCGTACACCATGTTGGGGGCAAGCGGAATATCCGTGCCACCATCAACCATTTGCAGATTAACGTACGTTGTTCCTGTAGTTACAGCCTCCATCGCAAACGCAGTCTGCGAACCCGACACATTAATACCATCAAAACTTACAGACTTGCTGTTTGGAATGGGCAACGCATTGCCTGAGTTTCCACCACTTTTTAGAAACGCAGCCGCATCATCAGGTTCGGATGGATTACCGCCAATCGTCCCGCTTACAGTTTTGTAATGACAGGTGCTAGTTCCTGTATTCCATTTGTATCCAAATTGCTCACAACAACCTCTTTGTGGTGTTGCAGATGCGCCAGTCTGTGCGTTTACAAAAGTTACTGTGCCGTTTGGCAAATACTCATCAGGTCTCAATGTGCAATCCCACTCGCCTTTGTCTAAAATTTTCAGCAAACTGACGTTACACGCATTTTCGCCTGATACCTCATAATTAGAAATATTCAAAACACGCCAATACGACTCATCGATGTACACCTTGTCGTTAAAATTAAGGTCGCGTACATCCTGCGCAGACAAAAATACCTTGCATTCCATCATGCGGGCTTCATCGCTGTAAATCTCGTCGATATACTTTGCCCAATACTTACGAAACATAAAGTAAAACGGCACACCGTCAATAAGCGGGTGTGTGTCGTCATCAGGGTAATCGTAACCCCAATTTAAACACACTGTATCTGCAACTACTGGAACGCGACTGTAAATGCTGAACAACGGATACTGCGTCACGCTGGTGCTGTCCACTAAGAAGTCGTAGCCATTACCAATGTTTTTTAAACCGTTGTAATACGCCAAAATAGGTTTATTAGTAATTTGTTCTGCGCCTTCTTCAGAATTTACCCATTGCCGCGAAACCAATACGTTTGGTATTAGCGTTTCTTCCGTCGTGCTGTCTTTTCGAATGTGCTGCGTACGCAACGGCACAAACGTCCCACCAATTGTTTCTTCGTCAACCGCAAAATCGTTGTCGTTTTCGTAGATATATCGTCCTTTAACCCAACCCCAGTTGCGTTGCCACCAATCGTTTCTGTGGTCTTTGCCTTCTTTGTCTTCAAAAATGAGTCGCTTCGATTGCAACTCAGTCGTAGGCTTTACCACTACGCTTTTCGAATAATCTACTTTTTGCGACCAGTCGTACGTGTCGCCGTTCTTAAAATAGTTTTCCGCAGTATCTGCGTAAATAATTGTGGGTTGGTCTTTGTCGTATTCAAGTACGATGTTCCATTTCTCAACAATAGCCTTCAACCATTTGTCCAACGTCATATCAGGCATATTTGCAGCCATATCGACTACCGCGCCTTGAGGGTTGTCTGTATCGTACAACGGTACACTAAGCGACGTAACGCCCAAACCAGATAGACTTGGTTTGACTACGACGTCAGAGCCGCATTCTGCACTTATAGCAAAATTTACTTGTTGCGATTGCGTACAAGTAAATAGAAATTGCGCTGTGTACAGATAGCCAGCGGTTGCAGATGCTGGAACTAATACTTGGTCGCTGAATGTTTCAGTTGAACTAAAAGCGTTTACAGAAAAATAGTAGTCTGTAGTTGCAACGGTTGTCAAAATAATGTTAGCGACAATGGTAAACGTGCCGTCAAACGGTGCAGTAAAAACGCCTCCTTGAAATAAATTGTCTGGGTCAAAAAACACGCCTGTTTCTACCGTAGGCTGGAATGGATACGAAACATCAAATGTATTTGCTGGAATTGCTATGTTGTCTACCAAACCATTTTTTGCTCCGTACATAGGACGCGCAGCAACGGTTTTTTGTTCCGTGCCTGTGAACATATAAACGGTAGTAAAAGCCTTCGATGTCAGTCCTTCCCGATAATTTATCGTGTACCCAGCGTATTTAAATATTTGCTCAAATAACCAAATTACTCTAACCGAGGGCTTCAAGTGTTCAGGCCGTACTACCCAGTTGTTGTTTAGTCCGCTAAACGGAAAGTCACCAGCCAGATACCAACCAAACGGATACCATCCGTTGTCAACAAGTGGGTAGACAACCGTGCCGTTACCAACAGACCCATTAGTAATGTCATTACCAAGACTCCACGAGTTAATTACGTTCGTGCTAGTAAGGCTGTGGTCAAGGTCTGTACCAATTTGCTCAACGAACAAATCGTTGAAAGACTTGCCCCTAATAGCACGAAACGCGTTAGCTACTGTTCCTAGCACATTAACGCTGTACACCTCATCAGTCACCTGATTTAATTGCAGCGTACCTACCAGCACAATTATGCCGTGGTCATACACCTCGCAAACCGTTTCACTATAAGCTGACCACGTTTCGTTAGTAGCGTTGACGTTGTAGTAGTGCGCAAAGAACTTCTCGTTCGTCTTGGTGCGCGGCAAGCTAAAGCTCAAACTGTGTGGGCTGCTACGCTCACTCAGTTTCGTGTTGTTCTGTATTTCAAAGTTTAACTCAATACGCGGGTCAGACAAATCTAAATTTGTCGTGATGTTGCTGCCTTGTTCTTTTACTAGTAACTCTGTCATATCGTAGGTTTGTATCGCGATTCTTCAATCGTTACTGTATAAACAATGCCTTTGTCGTTTATGCTTGACTTAAAGTCTATTCCCGTGTCGGTCACTACGCATCCACGCCATGCTCCGTCTTTGTACCACAATACTTCAGGGCTGTTCATCAGGCTGTCTAGGACATTGTTAAATGCTTCGTTTTCGCCTTCTGTGTTTAGCGTCCATTCGTTAGTAGTTCGAATGCCGCTAATCTTTAACCCGCCTTCGTACGGTTTCTTTACGTAATCCGTGGTATCGCCGTCCGCGTTGTACTTGTTGCCGCCTACTGACCGATACGTTTTGCGTTCAATTTTTTCGCTGTGCGTGTGCTTGCCGTGAAAGGTGTAATAATCCCAGCCGCCTAATTCGTTCCACCACGCTAATCGAATGGCTTCGTACTTGCATTCTACCTCCTTTGTAATCTTGTACTGTGCGCTCGTTTCGTTGCCGCTTAAAGTAGTTTGGTCGGAAACTTGAATAGTGTAGTGCGTCCAGTTTGCGTTGCCTGCGTCACTTGGTTGCAACGTAGTTACTGATGTCTGCGCTTCTAGGTTTGCAGGAAACAATCCCGCGTACATAAGAAATTGGCTAGGCGTAGTCGATGCTATTTGCGTGACGGTGTTAGTAAGGTAACCGCTATTCAATGCAGTAGTGCCGTTGTAATACGCAATGTGAAAATAAACGGCTGGGCTATTCCACGGTGCTGAAGTTGAACCATTAATAAACGCTAATACGCCTTTGTCCATTTCTTGTGCGCGGATATTTTGTGGCTCATAAACAGACAAAAATTTTGCACGGTCGTCGTTTAGAATGTAGTTATCGTAGTTGGTGCTGTCGTAGTCGTTGTACACTGGCGTAAATGTGCCGTTGACTGCGTACGCCGTCTTTGTCTCCGCAGCGTCAGGATACTCTACAGGGTCGTCATCTGCTGTTGTAGCGTACTCGTAGTAAAAATCTAGCGTGTACTTTTCCATAGCCGTCGTACTCTCAGCGGTCAATACTGTGTCGTGTACGTTATGGTCTTGCGCCGTGTATGCCGACATAATCATAGACAAATCAAACACGCCAGAATCTGTGCTGTTTGGCAATTGTTTCAGTTTAGCTACGACCGTACCGTCTACAGTGACTTTGCAGATATACCGAAACTTTGCTTCTGTTGGGTTGCCGCTGTTTTCGAAAACGACGTAGACAATTTCGTCGGCTGTGCCTAATAGCGTAGGCGTGGGTTCTTGTTGTACAACTAATGCCATTACAAATCAATTTCTATCTCGAATGCTAAGGGAAGTTCTTTCTTGTAGAAGTGCCAGACGTCCGAAGCAAATGCATTGGATATTCGTTTCTGGTGCTTCTTCATTAATATATGCATCGGTTCACGCACAAACGGAGTCGGTTGAATACCGTGCATATAAATGTTGCGACTGATGGCTCGCACTAATTGCTTACGCGGAATGAACCTGCCTTTCTTATCGCGTACCGCCTTGATAGGTTTTACTACTGTCCATTTATCAATCGCTGGCACTAGCTTGCCTTTTGGCCCTGAACCTGTGCCAAATTTGTAAGGGCTGTTCGGTGCTTTCTTATTGCTGACTTTACCCTGTACCCCACTCGCTACGTAATCCCAGTACGGTGCTAAGTCAAAAATCAATTCAAACTGCTTCTTGCCTACTTCAAATCGGTGCGACATGGTTTTGCTCAAATTGCCGCTTGCGTTCTTACCTTCTTCTTGTAGGATTTTGCGCATTTCTTTAATAACCGCATTGCCGTATTTTTTGAACTCGTGTTCAGTACGATACAAGTCTAGTTTATGGGACGACCCTCCCCAGTCAAGCAGGTACTTAATAGAGGGCATCGCACAAATTGCTTGGGCTAGGCAGGTTAATAGTAAAGTTGGCTGACCACCCCGTAAGACTGTTAGTCAATCGCGCCGTAAACGGTTCGCACGTCACAGGCATTTCCAATGACCACGAAGCAGGGGCAAAGTTTGTATCTGAACTTGCAGCTAAATGAAACTCTGCAATGACGTCCTGCATAATGCCCATTGTTTCAGTATAAATCTGCGTGACAAAATCGCGCTGGTTTTCAAACACCACAGTCGCTACAAAAACCTCGTACGTGTATGACGTGTAACTACCTTCAATGCTTGCGTCAGTCACCTGCGCATACAACAGCGGAAAATCGTCGATAGTAATCTTATCGATGTCTACCTCGTCGATGGAATGCGTGTAAAACGATTTTAGTTGCTGGTGCGCATCTGCTATGTTTTTGAAGACGTCATTTACGTCGTTTATTGTCTGCATCTATTTTTACTTTTTGTGACAAGTTGAGGTCTTTTTCATACGCCATGAATGTAAATGCCTCCTCTACTAATATACGTGCGACGTGTTCCATTTTCAGTATGTCTCCGTCAGCTAATTGGTATATGATTGCGTACCATCCCCACTTTTGGGTAATCTTGTCTGACGTGCCGTCGCTGGTAAAGAGAGCGGCAAAGCGTTTGCTAATGCTGTCTCGATACGATAAAAAAAAACCACCGCACCAATTGCTACGTCCATAGGACATTCGCCCATCGCATCTGTCTTTATCTGGCTAGGCTCGTATGACTCAATCTCGTACAGCTTGCTTTTTTCTCTGGTGACGGGTCGATACAATATGGCTAGGACTTCTTGTAGGTTCTCAAACATCCCGCCCTCCATGTACGTTTCTAGGTCTGCAAACTCACCCACGGTCAGGTTTTGCATATTTGGAATAAACCCATACTTCACCCCGTCCATCATGAAGTGCTGTTGCAATTGAAAGTCGGAAAGTTTAGGCTCGGCAAACAACCACGTTAAATCGCGTACAAGCGCATTAAAATCTTCTACATACATACGCTCTATCACATCCTCCGATGTGCCGCACAGCTCCTTTAAAACGCGTTTAACGGCATCTGTGCCGCCGACCTCTGACCGCCAATGTTTCATTATGCGTTTGTACATACTGACGGTAATGTCCGCGTAGCTTTCTGGAATGGTGATTTTGACCTTCACGATACAAAGTATTTTCCTGTTCGACGTAGCAACTTATTTAGGCAAACATAGCGCACAGCATCGACGCAGTGATTCCATTCGTCCCTTGGTTGATTTAGCACACGTCCGTTCTTGTCTGTCATCCATTTGTAGTTGCGGAATTCTTTCTGCGCGTTTAGGCTAGTGTCCTTGACGTACAACTTGTACCTGCGCATAACATCGATTCCGATGCGTACTGAGTCTGCACCCTTCTTTGCTGGCTTGATGTTAAAGTTCATCCTGTGTATCTCCTCGATACTCTTGGGTTCGGCTGAGTCAGCTATGATTTCCTCGTGCCGTGTGATACCCAACTCCTGAAGTTTGTGACCTATGTCGCTATTGGTAAGTCCGCCACTATACATAAACTCTTCAATGTACAGCGCGTGGTCATGTTCGTACACCTTGACCAAGGCAGTCGGGTCATTGGCAAAACCCCAGTCAATACCCCACGCCAAAAACTTAGCGCGTTCTGGTAGTTCGCTGTAAACGTCACTGCGAAAGATAGTCTCTCTGCTTTGTCCGCGCTCACCCAATCCGTAGACCGTCCAGTAGTATTCGTCAGTATCTCGTAAGCGTTCAATCTCGTTAATCGTTTCCTGATTAAGAAACGGGTTGTCAAGATAGGTTGACTTAAAAAATGACGCGTCATCGCGTGGTATGACCTCATCGTAAATCCAGTGGTACTCATCCGACGGGTTGTAGTCCAAGATAACTGACGGTGCGTCAAGGTCGTGCGACGTTCTTAGCGTCAACTGTCGGTACGATTCCAAGTCTAGTTCATTTGCCTCGTTGATAAAACAGAACTGCCGCTTTGCGCCTCTGATTTTAGCGGGCTGGTCAATTGAGAGAAACTCCCACGTATTGCCAAACAGGTTGTAAGTGTTCTCGGTCTTGTTGTGGTTACGCTCGTCATACCAACCTTCACGGTCTAGGATAAACAAAAAGTCACGCATGACCGATGCACGTAACGAAGGAAACGCTTTACGCACTATGGTCAGTACGTACCCTGCGTTCTGGTTGCGATAGCACCATTCGCACAGCACCGTAATTATCGAGAACGTCTTGCCACTACGCGTCCCGCCCTGAAACACAGCTACGCGTGTGTTGCAGTTCTTTAGGTCGTAGTATGTCTTTGGCTGACGCATAAACAAAAATAGGGCTTACGCCCTACTTTCTTACTTTGCTACGTGTAGCGTGACTTTGTACACGTGGCAGTTTTTAACTAGTCCTACATCCAGAAAGAAGATGTTTTCTTCTCCAAAGTTGTGTTGCAGTTGCGACACCAACTCTGCGTGGTCGTCTTCGCTCAATCGCTCCGTAAAGTATGCCTCGAACATTCGTTCGTCTACCAAGTCAGTAGATTGAATAATAATGTTTGGGTGGCGAAGGTCGCAAGCCTGTCGTGCAGTCGTTGCGATGTCCTGTTCAAGCATTGACTTGATGTTGTCGTTGCTTTCGTCTCTTAAAAAGTTTGTAGTGTTTGTGTGTTTCATGACACAAATATATACAACTTGTATTAATCCACCAAATTTGTATCATCTGCTCCCGTCTTTTCTAAAACCTCATCAAACCAACTCGGTGCGCTTGGGGCTTCTTGCACCTTAATTTCCGTCTCTGACTGCTTAGGCATAAAGTATGGCATCATGCTGCTTAGTGCCTTTAGGTATTTCTCGTCGCTGTTCTCGCGTAGGATAGCCAACGAGTTCTGGATGTTTTCCATCTCGCCTTCCATAACCTGCACAAACAACTCACGTGCTTTGCTAGACACTTTGCCTTTAGCACCCTTGGGTTTCCCGTTTGGGTTTCCGCTTTGTCCTTTTTTAAATGGCATCACTCCTCAATTAAAAAAAATCCCCCGTTTGCAAATTGTCTGCTATTCGCAACCTGCAAGCATTTTTTTGGTCGTTTGTATTCACCTACGACGCGCCCTTGGTCGGTAATCGTAAATGTTCCTAATCCATTCTGGAAACATTCGTAACGTGAGTGAAACGCAATTGTACGACTGGTTGCTCGTGGCTGACCACTAAGATAGACTATCTCAAAATTTTGCAAAGCAATTACCGCTTCTTCTATATCTACGTCGATGTAGTTCGCCATTGTATTCTATTGTAAGTTACAGTTCAATCTGACTTTTGAAGTGGCTAATCACCTGCTCGGTCTTCTGCTTGTAGAATGTCTTAAAATCGCCATTAGAGCCTTGTGATTCCCATAACTTATATAAGACGTTACGTAACCTTTGGCTTTGTGTTTTAGGCTGGTCAAAGACGTCTAAATCGATTTTGTCCAATTCCTCGATTTCTGACTGCTCCAGTGTCTCACACGCTTTAAAGAAAAGCATACCGTAGGTATCGACTAATTCGTCTACCTGCATAATTTCTGTGCTGGTTTTCTCTTGGGTAATAAATCGCAGGCTAACTGTTTTGTCCTTTCTGCGTTGATACCCGTCCAGCATTCCTGCTGTTAGGATTCGCACGACGCTTCGTATGCTTTTTGCAGTTTTACCAATCGCTCTTTTAGGCATGACCCGCAGCGCGTAAACCGTGCTTTGTATCCTAATACGTCACGGTACATCTGGTTAGCCAGTTTTTGTGCTTCGCTGGACAATACGCCTTTGTCTGCCTGTGGCTTAATAACTGTCTCGTACTGCGATTTCTGTTCAGCCGTCATTTCAGTAGCGTAAGGGAACAGCTTGTTCAGTTTGTCTTTGCGTTCTTGACAACCGCAGTCATCGGTAATTGCCTCGACTACTTTCTTGATTCCTGTAGCTTCCGTAATTTTCTCGACAGTATCACCCAGCCCCTTTGATTTCGTCTTCGTGCGCTTGGATGAACGCCTTGGTTTTTTTGATACTGCTTTGGATTGTTTTTCTTCCGATTCCTGTTGCATTGGTCAATGTATTAATGCTGTGATTGTGAAGATAGTAAATTCTAAATATCTCAGCGTCAAACCAATAGCAAGATTCCAACAGCTTTTCAATGGCTGCTAGTTGTTCTTTATGGTTTAACTCTTCGTAGCTGTCTGGCATATTGCCCACCGCATTCAGTGGGTAGTCAAACGTCAGACGCTCCTTCCATTTGCGATACTTGTAATAATACCTCGTCGTTTTACTGTAGGCGCAAAGGTACAGCCACCGTTGCACGTAATAAATAAGTTCGCCGCGTTCGCACATCGCCTCGTACTTGTCAGTTTCGCACTGCACTAAATCAAGGCATATATCCTGTAACAAGTCGTCGCCGTTTTGCCCGACGCACCGCACCGCTATTTCCCTGAGTTTGTCGTAGTTCTCATTTATAAACGCCTCTACACAAGTCACAACTCCTTGGTTAGTTTCTTAAAGAATTTGCACAGTTCGCGCAGTTCCAACGTTGTGAACTTTCGCGACGTGTTACTTTCTAATATAAGTCGTTGCGCAGTTCCTTCCCCGTATACCTCGTCTAGCTTAATACCAAACTCGTAATTCCTGCCCCCCATAACCATATTGCAACCTCCGCATTGTGGCTTACAATTTAAGGTCACGGTCTTTCCATCTATTTCTTCGTAGTGCCATCGCGTACTGTACTTCACTCGCGTTTGAAAATGCCCTGCTTGCATACCTTCCTTTTCCCAGTACGTTGTTTTACCACACGTCCAACACGATACATACCCACTTTTGTCGGCGTGGCTTTTGCGAACGTAAATAGAGTACGCTGCGTCTAAGGCGTTAACTGCTTTTGTGCGTTCGCTCATGCTGTAATATAACAACAAAGGGACGCCCTACACGTCCCCCTGCTGTTGAAAACACAAACCATAACTAATGAAGTGCAATGTAACTACAAACTACATTGCTTGCAAAATTTCATCTACTAATTCCTTTATCGGCACAAGCATTCCAATGCTGGTGTTATCGTCGCCGCCTTTCTTGCGCCATGTCTTTTCTGGCGGCAACTTCTTTTCGATGCATTTCATCTGCCATGAACGCAATGCTTTCTTTAGATGGTCTGTTTTTACGACCATGTGAAAATTAGTGTCGACCGTCATAAGTGCATAGTAGTCTGCCCGCGTTTTTGACAAGCCACTGTCATTCCCACGACTTTTGTATTCGATGTAGAAATTACCCGTGCGATGGGCAATCCTGTCGGACTTGCACTCTACCGTGTAGAACTGCTTGCCTTCACGCAACAGTTTGCTGTAATCATTTTCACCCTCTTGCCCGACTTTTAAATCGTATTCCCAGTTGTGATTGCGCTCAATCATCTTTCTTCTCTAGTAAAGATTCATCGTACTCAGCGTAGTTGTCCAAATGCCTGCGCAACCGCGAACCAATGCCGTCAGGCTTCATCTTTACATTGCTGTCGGTCACGAATTGAGCCAACAGTTTTGGGTCAATGTTTTCCATCATGCTGTGCGTGTAGTCCAACCCTTCTTGCTTTACGTCGCGCTCCTTTATGTCGGTGCGAATCTCACCCTCATATCTACGCAAGTAGTCAAGTATTTCTGCCGACTTCAATCGCTCGTACAGTTTGCCAAACTTACCCATGCGAATCATGTCAAAACACACAGCAATTTCTTCTAGCTTCAACGTGGGATGCTCTTGAATAATTGCGCGGCAAGTAAACGTCAGTTCTTCGTCCGTGCTAAGTGTCTTTTTCATATCCATGTCGCGACACAGTTTTCCTACCTGCGCCATAATCCACCCGCGACACATCTCTGGATGATACCTAACTGCCTTTTGAATGTTTGTGCCGTTATGCCACGCCTGTTCTGGCGTAAGGCTCTGGACTTTACCCGTTAGTAATAAAGTCGTTTGCTGATTCAAATGTGAAGTTGTCGCCTTTAAATCCTTCATTTTTCCTTTCGAATTTACTTTGATTCCTAATCCAATTGCGGGCGGCAGCCTGCCAATCCTTTATTCGTTTTTTGCCTTGACCTTGCACCCAGCCGTTTGCCGTGTAGTAATCAAAAAACTGTTCAGCCATTTCCTCAGGGCATCCCTTTTGCGCAAAGTACAAAACACATTCTTCTTGCGTGGGTGTACTATACACTGTTTTCTTAGATTGTTTACTTACACTGTTTAGTATATGTAGACTTTTTGGCGAGTCTGCCTCGCCATATTGTCTAGGCTGCCTAGACAAATTGTCTACCCTGACTGGACAAATAGTCCTCTTTCGTCCGTCAGTTTTAATCGTCACTAAACCGCTTTGCTTTAAGCGGCTTATGCTCCGACTAATCGTTCTTTCACTCACTTGATATTCCTCTGCGATTACGGCATTTGATTTAAAAAAGGTGTGGTCACCCCAGTTAAATGAATCAATGTCGCCCCACAGAATCTTATCGACTGGCTGTAGTTGTGGATGTTCGAGTATCTCGCGTGGTATCCACAGTCCTTTAAACTGCCTCATACAATACTTCGATTTCAAATATGTTCGTTTGCGCAAACTTCTCGGCTTCCATGATGTCTGCTGTCCAGACCCAATTGCCTTCGTCGTCGTAGTATGCGTAAACGTATCTTTCCATCTAATATTTCGTTTCGCCAGTCTTTAAGTTGAGTTCCGCGCGACAACGCAAGAGCATCCGTTCAAGATGCACCCTGCGTTTGCCTACAGCGTCTAACAACATAAAATATAAGAAGTGACGATACCTCCTTAGTTCGCTAATGCTACGTTCAGCAAACCACTCGTGCGTGTAGTTGTGGTCAATCATATATCTCAACTTTGTACAAACCCCACAGAAACGTACGCACCTGTTTTATTTGTTTTTGTTCTGGACGCTTGCGCGGCACATCGCGATACGACTTAAATTTTTCAGCTACGTACTTTTTACCGTTCCACACATAGTTAGGCTTTAACTCGCGATGCCATTGTATTTCCATAGCTTTCTGCGACCTGCCTCGCAACTTAGGTATAGTTTGCCACATGATGCGACCGCGACCGTCGGTAGCTTTGTTTATGCGACTAATCAGTCGTTCGTTTTCTTCCTTTTCCCAAGACTTTCTCATTGTATTTTGCTTAGTTCGTGAATTTCGTTTTCTCTTGCGTCAATCATTCGCACTAATTCGTCGTATGATACGCCTGTATCCTCAACCACTTTTTTTGCCACCAACATAAAATCGTTAGGTTTCTCTCGGTACGCTTTGTTAGCCTTGTTGTGACCCCAACCCGTAGTCAGGTTGAACTGTCGGAAGCTACCGTAGTGGTGTTCAATAAATGTTCTTAGTGTCATTAGAATTGCATAGTTTCGTCTACCTGTGGTGCAGATGCTTCGTTCAACGTATCGCGCAAGTGAAGCATTTGCTTTGCTACGACTTTAATTTCATCCAAGTTAAATTGCTTGGCTTCCGTGGTTGCGTGGACAAGGTATTCCATCGCTGCGTTAATAGCCCATTGACGGCTAATACGTTCGTCTTTCTCAGCCCAATACGCTTGTTTATCATCTGACTGACCCTGCGCCTTCATCTTCTTAATCTTCAACTTTGTACCCCAGTTGTTTGTTTGCTTGTCGTATTCGACTTCTTCGCCAACTTTGTACGGTGGTGCTTCGGGTGAAGTGCTTGACGCCGTGCCTTCCGTACCGTCTTCTAGCTTTACCCAGAAATCGTGGAAAGTTTTACCCTGCCATTGCCAAGGGTTGTTGTCTGTCTTTTCAATTGATGCAATCTTAGAAATCATAGTTCTCGATTTTAAGTGGTTTGTAAATAGTGATGAGTCCCCAAAGGTATTTCTTCACCGTGTAAATTTTGATGGGTGGTTCGGGATACGAATGAATTGCTATGCACTCGCTCCTCACGCGTTGAATAACGTCTTCAGATACTTCAGGCAAGCCGATTTCTCGTCGCCACGATAACCAAGCGTAGATTTCAGAATTTGTCATTTTCTAAGTCAAAAATTAATGTAAAGTAGCACCAGTCGATGTCGTTTAACTTTTTGCGCAATTCGTCCTTGGTCATCTCAGACACGTAACAGCGTGTCATCTGACCAACCGAACCTTTCGTAAACGCTACAGACTTCCAACCCGCAGCAACATAACGCATGGTGTTTTCATACACGTCGTCTTCGTTTACCTCTTGCCAGATGTGACCGTTGTGTACAGTCGTTACGTCTGCACCCCACGCGCCTGTAACTTGCGTTTCTTCGTGACTATACATTGCCATAACCCAAATCTTTTTGCACTGTAAACTGTTCTTTGTGACGCTTATCCCACGTGTTGCCACGTAACGAAGGGTATTCTGTCTGCAACCGTCGGCGCATCCGCGTGATGCTTTCTGATGATGACAGGCGTCCCGTAGCCAGTGACGCTAGAAATTCAAAGGCTCGCATCTCCTTTATCTCGATGCCTTGCTGTTGCAACTCTCTAGCCCAGACGTTTGCAATCAACGCGTTGTCGTCATCGCGCAATGCCATGTGGTCACTAAGCATACGCTTAACCGCATTTCTTGTGTTGTTGATTTTCATGGTCTCTTACTTTTTGCGTGGGTCAATTCCGCGTGTTGGCTCACTGCCCCAAGACAGTTTGTGCCAGTGTCGGTTTTGCTCGTCGTCGTAGTTTTTGTCAATCCACTCGGACTCATCAAATACGTTAAACTTCTGCTCTGTCGTCAACTGGCTAAACTCCTTGTTGTACCAGTCCTGCGCGATGCGCTTCATTTGTGGTGTTACGTTCATAGAAATGATTTAAATGATTTGTGCAAATATACACAAATGTTTCATTCTAACACACCTTGAAGCAATTTTAACAAATACCCCTAGAACCCTTGAATTTGTTGACTTTTTTAATATCTCGCAAAAAAGGTACTAGGTATCCACTAAACACCTAAAGTCGCTATATGGGGCTGTAAATGGCCTTAAAACAGATTTACGGTTTTGGCACAAAAAAACCCCCGTCCACGTTTGGACAGGGGCTTTCGCTAATGAGGAAAAAAGTCAGCCTAGGAAAAAGGCTACACTAATTTACTTCTTATCTCGGTTTTTACCTAGCACTACAGCATTTAAAATGCGACCAAGAATGTTGACGATTTTGTCGTCTTTCTTCGTTTCGGTCAAGGCTGTGATTGTGCCAGCCGTAATGAGCACGGCGTTTAAAATTTCGCTCCAGTTTACTACAAAAAATTCCATCATTCAGTGATTAAAAATTTATACTTCTCTTGCACCTTAAAGCAAGGGCAAGCCTTGTTACTAAAATCGTTGTGACCATACAATTCTATGTGGTCACCGACTACCAACTTTAATGCGTTCCACAGTTCTAGAAACGCCATGTCTTGTTGTGCAGTCATTGTGTCTGTGTGTTCGCGCATAGAACTTACACCACCGATGTAACAGACGCCTATGCTGTCCTTATTGTTGCCTCGGCAGTGCGCACCTACTACGTCTAAGTCGCGACCCTTAGCTATCGTACCGTCAAGGTAAATTACGTAGTGATACCCGATGTCGTTCCACCCTCGCGCCTTATGCCACATCCGTATGGTTTCTACGTCTATGTGTGCGCCTTCAATGGTGTCCGAACAGTGCAGTATGACTTTGTTAATTTGCCTCACTCGATGCCTTTTTTAGCCAGCAAGATTTTGATTTCGTTAATGCCGTTAACCAGCACTTCTAACGTCTCTTGCACCTTGGTTTCTTGTTTTTCCAGTGAATACAAGCGGCTCTTTATTTTTGTGACTTCGTTGGTCATCTTGACCCATGTTGCTATGATGCCGCTTAACGCGCCCACTACCACACCTATCAAATCGTAATCCATCGTCGCATATAGTATATTAGTTTCGCCTCGTTCTTGACCTTATTAGTAGTCTTTGACGCCGATTGCTGACGCAATTGCTTCGAGTTGCTTGCTGCGGAATCTTTCTCTGTCGACATTTAAATTACCAAAATAGTTGTGCTTACTTGGATGCAGGTCTGCGCCTGTGTTCGTGCTGTACTCAGGAAATAAACCTGTATTGTGACACAGGTAATCTACTAAACGACTACGGTAAAACATACCGATTTCCGTAGCCTTGTTTACGACCATCTTGATGTCGTTTAGCGACGCGCTAGTGCCTTGCTCGTTGTCAATTAACGTCACGCTATTATTTGAGAATCGCAGACGCATAACAGGTGCAACTTCAGCAAAAGCCAACTGCACCAAACACGGCTGGATGTACTCTGTAACTAGCGTCTCGTAGTTGCCTGTAAGCGTAGAATCAATAATGTCTTGCTTCAACTTTTCGTCGAGGTCAGTGCCTAAAGCTGGCAGAATCCATCGG